CAGTTTGCCCACCCGCAAAACATCCTCTAGTTGAAGAAGCACAGGCTCCTAAACCCCATCTACCACCAGTTAAGTTACCAAAATTAACAGCGTTACCCGTAGTAGGGATACTTATGTAATCAATAACATTTGTAAAACTAGGATAAGTAGTTATACCCCCACCAAAAATACCTCTATTAGAGGTATCAACAAACGCACCCTTAGCAGAAGGAATAACAAAGTACCCCGTCAGCATACTTGAAACTTGCGCTGACGGGTTAGCCTTTAATAACCGATTGATTAGCGACATTCGCTAACTCCTATCAGGTAGTTGCTACTCGGTTTACGAATCCGTGGATTGTCACAACATTCGTTGTGCCAGCATAAGCCCTTAAAACTAAAGAGTTACGAAGAACCAAATCGGGTGCTACAAGAGTAAGACCTGATGTTGCTGGAATTGACAACTTGATGTCATCATCAGGAGTAGATGTTCCACCCCATTGAAGAGTTAAGTTTACTGCTGATGCTGATGAGTTGTAAGCATAGATAGTTACAACATCGCAATCAGTTGTTGAAGATGTGGCTGTGTGAAGAGTGTCGCCTGAAGAAGCAGTAGCGGCAACCTTAATTCCACGACCATGAGTTGAACCCGATAGCGGGATTCGGCTTACTGTTGTTGGCATTTTGTTTCTCCTTTTTTATGCGAACACTTGAACTGCGAAAGCAAACGCTTGGTCGTTTGCCGTTGTACCCGCCGCTGGAGTTGCCCATTCAGGAATTCCACCAGCAGATACAGTTAAAGTTTGTCCAGCGCTACCAATAGCAAGGCGAGCAGGTGTGCTTGCTCCTGATGCGTAAATGGTATCGCCAGTTGTAGTTAAAAGACTGTTATTGATAACCCCTGAAGTTAAAGCAACTGTACCTGTTGAATCAGGGAAAGTAATTGTACGGTCAGCAGTTGGGTCTGTGATTGCTAAAGTTGTTTCATAAGCATCGGCTGTTGCACCTTCAAAAACAACTGAGCCATCATTAAATACTGCGCCAGTAATTGTTGGGCTAGTAAGAGTTGCGCTTGTAACTGTTGTAATCGCTGTAAGATTTCCAGTTGTTACAACTGTTCCTGTTACATCAGGAAGAGTAATTGTTCTATCGGCGGTTGGGTCTCCACCTGAGAGAGTCATCTCAAAAGCGTTGTCAGTTGTTCCTTCAAGAACAATGTTGTTACCAAACTTAATTTCAAGACCAGCCTGAGCGCCTGTAAATGTTGCGTTGTTAATTACTGGTGCTTCAAGAGTCTTATTGCTGAGGGTTGCTACTGCATCTGCGGTGACGCCAGCGCCTCCGTTAGTGGTTATTGCCATATTATGCTATCTCGCTTCCGAACGCATTGAAAGACATAGTTGATGCTGATGCGTAAACACTCACTACATCTGAAGCATCAATAGTTAGACCTAGTGTGTAAGCCGCTGTGGTATTGGCTTGAATTGTTGCATCGTATACAACATAGTGTTCAGGAGCGACTGACGCTCCATTTGGACGAACTGCAATTCTGTATGTACCTGAAGTACCCGCTTGATTACAAATCGTAATGGTTGAGATAACCGTTTGTGTTGAGGCAGGACAGGTGTACAGAGTTGTTAGCGTCGTGGCTGAGGGATTGGATTGACCCAATACCTTGTAAGTAGTTGCCATGCGGTTATCCTCCGATTAGAAGTAATGGACTGATTGTACCAGTCGCAGTATTGGTGGCTGTTGTTGCACTTGCGGAAGCCGCTGACTCATAGCCTTGAGCGGTAGTTACAAAGTTGGCAATATCAGCGCCATCTAAACTGTAAGTACCAGCGGTTAAGGCGGTATAGGTAGCAAACGCAGTATCTAACGCTGTATATGTAGCGTATGTACTTGGGATGTACCAATACTTGCCCGTAGCAAGAATTTTGTCTGTTGTTTGATTGATTTCTACATCAAGGGCATCAATATCTGCCTCTAGTGCGTTCCAAGATGTTTGGTCAATAGCCTGAGTGAATGTATCGCTTAATGTAGGAGTTGGGCTTAAATCTGCTAAATCTAAAGAGCCTACGGTGTCATAAGGAACTGAAATTGTGTAGGTGCGACCCCCAGGAAAAGATTCTTCGACTGTGTAGGTAAAAGGAATTGGAACGGTGTCAGGGTCATTTGTAGCAGGTAGGGTTACTGTAAAAGCACCACTACTTAGACCCACAACAACACTTGATGGGGCAATCATTTGGTCATCTGTACCGTTACGGATTACATCGCCCAAGGTAAATCTGACCTGACCTTGAATTGGGTTGCCTTCGAAATCTACATAATTACCAGTAATTTGAACTGTGGTTAAACTCGGTGCGAGCGCCATTTATGCACCTACCAAAAAGAACAAATCAAATTTTTCAGCAACAGCATTTTCCGCTGTTTGTTTGTGAACCAAAGTATTATCTACTGCTAAGTCAAGAGCATCAGCATTTGTTTCAGCGCTGTCTGTCGTTACTTCAAGTTCTGTCAATAAAGCGTTATAGGTTGTGTAATCGGCTATGGGTACATACGGCTCTGCCACTTTAGACTCCCATCAACATAAATTGATTTGAATTATAGTTACTCAATGAACCAGCCGCTTTGGAGGCATCTGAAGCGTAGGTCTCTGCATCATCAACATATTCATCGGCATCTACCACAATTACACGGATGCCCTCAGCATCGTTGTAACGGGCTAATAGAGCCTGATAAGCGTCTACTGACACATAACTAGCGGCGTCCGCTGAAGATAGCGCAGGAAGTAAATCTGCAAGGTTTTGAGTGGTTCCTGCTACTGATAGTGGCAAAGAAATTTGAATAGTTCTACCACCAGTAAAGTTTTCTTCGATGGTATAAATAAAAGGTTGAGGTGTTACATCTGTATCGCTTGTTACGGGTAAAACAACACTAAAAGAACCTGTTGAATCAAAAGTCTTTTGAATTACAACTGGGATTAAAATTACATTGGCTGTAACTTCTTTTAGGATTGTTTGAGGTGTGAAGTTGATTGAACCACGAACAGGGTTACCAACTAAATCGACATAGGTACCTACAACAGTACAGGTCGAGAGCGATGCAGGTAACGCCATTTATCAGGTGCCTTGACGAATGATATTTACGGTTTGTGTACCTGTTGTGACTACTGCATATAGTTTTTCGTCATCTTGCAACTCAACAGAAAAATTTGTATCTGCCTTAAGCAAGTAACCGTAACTTGTTGTAGTTACGCCTTCTCCGCCGAGGTAAACATCTACCCCACCTGAAGGATTTTGAACATTGATGGTCTGACCGTCTTTGCCATCATAATCTGAAGTGAGTTTAGTAGCGGTAGTTCCTACTGAAACTCTTGCGTGTGATACTGCCATGTAAACTCCTAAGAAAAGAAAGGGCGACTTATTTTACCAAGTCGCCCTTCGCACTATTCAGCAACTTCTTTTGTTTTCTTTGTAGCCTTTGGCTTTGGAGCCTCTGCTACTTCTTCAACTACATCTCCTTCAATCAATTTGATGTAACGGTTATTAGCCAATGCCTTAGCATGGCGCCAACCTTTGACTTCTACGATGTCTCCAGCCACAAGTTTGCGACCATCAACAATCATTGATTTAAGAATTTGTGCTTTCATATTATTCAGTTGTGTCAATCCAGCAGTATGAGAATGTTGCTTCTGCTTGGTTAATTGCTCCTGCGGTTGGATTGTAAAGATAAATTGTTACTGTATCTGCCGCTGTTACAGAGGCTCCACAGAAAATCAAATCATCATTCAAATCTGATGGTGGGTTCACGATGATGATGTCGGTTGTTGCCGCACCAGTCAATGTAAATGTTGTTGCACCACGAGTTGTTGCGTTGAGGTTAGCAGGGTCGATTGCTACTGTACCGAATTCGATACCGTAAACCATATCGTTGTCGCCAATTTGTAGAGCGCCAACTGCCGCTTCGCCTTTTGTAAGTCTGTTTACTAATGCCATTTTTTCTCCTAAATAAAGGAAGGGAGTGAGACCATGAAAAGTCCCACCCCCTTCGTTTAACTAATTAAGCGACGATGGTATTCCAAAAGTAGCCAAGGTCAGAAGAAATAACTTTGTTATCAAAAGCGATTTCTGCTTCTACTCGGTCTGACTTAATGGATTCCATGCGGAACTGTGATGTTCCGATAGTTGCACCTAATCCGCCTGATACGCCAGTCCATGAGAATGTGTATCCAGCAGAAGGGGTTAATAGTCCAGGCTGTGGAGCAACATGGCAAAGAAGAGCCTTCTTACCATGAGCAAATCCGTATGCTTCAGTAGCACCTTCATTGTTTGTTGCCTTAACTGCCTTAGCAACCATAACTCGAGGGATGTCAAACATTGCGGCTAACATGTCGGTTGTGATTGTTTGTGAAGATGTGTACTTGATGCGGTCTACTAGGTCAGGGTGATTCTTTAGTGACTTGAATACATCGTATCCAAGAACCAAAGTGTTTGCTTCCATTCCTGTATTTCCAAGGATTTCAGCCTTTCCAGCCTCAATATCTGAGATTGGGTCGGATGATGTGTAATCAGACCATTGCTTTGTCTCACCTGAAGATGGGGCGCCAGCAACACCTGTTACATCGTCAGCCCATACACCAGTTCCGAAGAAATCGGATACCCATTGTAGTTCACGACGAAGCATCAAACGACGAGTAACGAACTCTGTTGCCTCACGAAGAGGGTTTAGAGGAGCGTCTGCGTTTGCAACAGTTTGGTCATCAACATCTTTATGGAAAGCCCATACATCTGCTGAATATGTTCCTGTTGATAGGTTGTAACCGCCACCTGCGGATTCAGTTCCAGGCGCACGGCGTTGAGCCTCGTCACGGAACCAATCGTTCTTGGTGTAAGTAAAGTATTTATCGCTCTTCTTATCGACAGGAATTACTGGGAATACCTTGTCAGCGATAAAGTTATCTTGGTTCTGTAAATATGCAACCGAGATATTTGTAAGAATTGCGTCCACATGGACGGAGTTAATGTTTGGCTGTGGCATTTATTTTTCCCCTTTATGCCGCTCTGCCTGGATTAG